ACAGGTGGAGGAATTGGCCCCGGCTTGGTTAGAGCGACAGGGGTAAGCGGTGGTGGTAAAACTAGCTGTGGTCTTGCTGTTGCTAGAAATTTTCAGCAAACTGTAGAAAATTCTATGATTATCTACATCAAAGCTGAAGGTCGCCTATCTGATGACATGATAGCTAGATCAGGAGTTGACACAAGTCCAGAAAAATGGTTTGTATACAAGTCAAATGTCTTTGAGCCTGTTATGCATTTGATTAGTATGCTCATCAAGAACAATCCAGAAAATAAAAAGTATTTTTTTGTTATTGATTCTATGGACGGACTTATTCGTAAAAGAGAAATGGATAAGTCTTATGATGAATCTCAGCAAGTTGGTGGAGGAGCAACAATTACTTCAACCTTCTTGAAAAAGATGAACTTGGCGATCACGGAAGGTGGACACATTTGCTGGATGATCTCTCAGGTGAGAGCAACTATCAAAGCTGATCCAAGGCAAAAGCTGGACCATAGACTAACTAATGCTTCAGGAGGCAATGCGGCTACTCACTTTGCTAACTGGATTTTTGAGTTTCAGCCGACTTACAAGGATGATAAAATCACAAGAAAAATAAAGGGAGAAGATAAAATTGTTGGGCATTGGGCGAAGATTGCCTTTCAAAAAACAGAAAATGAAACGGCTGGAGAAGTTATTAGATATCCAATCTGTCATGGCAGAAGCAATGGTGAAAGCGTATTGATTGAATACGAGGTCTTTGATTTGCTTTTAGCTTGGGATATGATAAAAAAGGCTGGAGCTTGGTTTTCTCCTACTCAGCCTTTGACAGAGTTGATGCAGGAGCATAAGCTAGAGTTTCCAGAGACGCTTCAAGGAGAAGCGGCAGTTCTTTCTTATCTGCAAGAAAAGAAAAATGTAACAACTATTCTGACAGAACACTTTAAAGAAATTCTTTTGCCGTGAGATTAAAAAATATATATGGTCGCTATGTAAATAAAAATGTTGAAAAATACAGAATAGATTGGGAAGAAAAATCAAGAAGTAAAGCCCAATTTAGGACCAAGGAATTCCTCAAGCAGTATTGGCAGAATGATATTGTTTATGAGGAATTTCCAGTTTATGGCACTAGAATGAAGGTCGATATTGTTAATATGACCAAAAAGATCGCCATTGAGGTTCAAGGTAATCAACATTACAGTTTTAATAAACATTTTCACAAAAATTCCCGATTAAAATACTTGGCCTCCCTCAAAAGAGATGTTAAAAAGCTTGAGTGGTTGGAACTAAATGATTTCACAGTGGTTGAAATTACGGAAGACGAAACCAAAAACCTCTCGCGCAAACTCTTTGAAGAAAGCTTCGGCATAAGCCTTTATTAAGATGATTTATTCTTTAGAAATAGAAAGACATGTTTTGGGTGGCATTTTAAAGCACCCAGACATCTTTCCAGAAATTGAAAGATTTGTAACTCAAAACGATTTTTATAATGAAGTAAATTCTATCATTTTTTCTGTTCTGCGCGACCTTATTCTTTCTGACAAGCATATTGATAAGGTTATCGTAGCTCAAGCTATCAAGAATCTCGGAATTCACGTTAATGAAGATATTAACATCTTCGATTACATAGAGTCGATATCCTTCACTCAAATCAACAGAAAAGGAGCCATAGAAGCTTCTAAAGAGTTGGTTAAATTTAGAATCAGAAGAGAAATTTACGGAGTAGCAAAAGAAGTAGGGCAATATGTAAAAAAGACTGACGAAAAAGACGTTGATAAAATTATTTCTCATACTGACGCAGTTTATAATTCAAAAATACGTTCTTATGATTTTGAAGACGAGCCAGTAGATGCCTTTGAAGGTCTTTATGAAATGGTCGAAGAAAGAGGGGACAACCCTCAAGAAGATACAGGAATTGAAACCCCATTCCGATATTTTAATGAGATGTTCGGAGGCTTGAGATCAAAGAACATTTATGCAGTAGTAGCAAGACCGGGACAAGGTAAAAGTACATTTCTTTCTTACATGGGTTATGGAGTAGCAAGAAAGAATAAAGTTAAATGCCTGTATCTTGATACAGAAATGTCAACTGAAGAGCAGCAATTTAGATTGGCAGCTAGTGTTACTGGTGTTCCGCTTTGGTATATTGAAACGGGTAACTGGAGAAGAAATCCAGAATTTGTAGAAAAAATAAGAAACGGACTTTCTTCTATCAAAGAGTCTGGATTTTACCACATTCATGTTGGAAATAAAAACATTGACCAGCTTTGTTCATTGGTTCGCCGCTGGTACTATAAAAACGTAAAGCGTGGAAATAAATGTTGCATTTTTTACGACTACGTAAAGCTAACTGGAGAAAATGTAGGACAAAATTGGGCAGAGCATCAGGCTATCGGTGAAAAAATTGATAAATTAAAAAAACTCTCTGAAGAATTGGATTGTCCAATCTTCACAGCTATGCAAATGAACAGATCTGGAGAGAACCAAAACAGGAACTCAAATCAATTCTCAGACGACTCTTCAGCAATTGCGTTGTCTGACCGCTTGCAGTGGTTTGCTAGCTTTGTAGCTATCTTCAGACGTAAAACTCTAGACGAAATGGAGGAAGACGGTGAATTCGGCACACACAAGCTCGTTCCTATTAAAACAAGATGGCAAGGCAGAGAAGCTGCTGGTCATCATGATCGAATCAGAAGAACTTTTCAAGATGGAACTCAGCGGTGGGTAAGTAATTATCTCAATTATGACGTAAACAATTTTTCTGTTGATGAAAGGGGTAGTCTACAGGAAATTATCGAGGCTCAACAAGAGCATCACGAAGTAAATGATGAAAATTTTAACGATGGAGACATTCTGTAATGGATTTGAAAGAAGTTTTAATTGAGTTAGGTTATTCTAATATTACCGATAATGGTAAAGAATATAGAATGCGCCCGATTTATAGAGACAGTAATAATAATACTAGTCTTTGTGTAAAAAAAGATACAGGTAGGTTCTTTGATTTTAGTGCCGGTATAACTGGCAAATTTGAAGAACTAGTTAAAATAAGTTTAAACTTATCAAGCGTTGAAGATGCAGAAAAACATCTACAAGAAAAAGACTTTTCAACTAAGAATTTGGTTCACAAGCCAAAAATCAAGCAGCCTAAAAAGCTAGATCAGTCTATTCTCTCCGAGATTGAGCCTGATCATACATATTGGATAAATAGGGGAATTTCGCAACAAACTTTAAAAGTATTTAAAGGCGGTGTAATTAAAAGTGGAAGAATGAAAAATAGGTACGTGTTTCCTATTTTCAATTACAAAAATCAACTTATTGGATTAAGTGGAAGATCTCTTGATGAAAATCCTAAAATTAAATGGAAGCATTGGGGAACCAAAGATGAATGGAAATATCCTGCTTATTTTAATATCCAATATTTAAAAAATGCAGAATCATGCTATTTAGTAGAAAGTATAGGAGATATGTTAAAGCTTTGGGAAGCTGGATACAAAACTTCAATAGTTTTGTTTGGTCTCAATCTATCTACTTCGGTACTGAACCTCCTAATCAAGTGCAATCCAAAAAAGATTCTAATTTGCACCAACAATGATTCTCACAAAAATGTGAATTCAGGCTCAGAGTCTGCTTCTAAAATTCAAAACAAGCTTTTAAAATTTTTCGATAGAAAAAGAGTAGAAATCAAACTTCCTCCAAAAAACGACTTTGGAGAAATGACGGTTTCTGATATAAAATCATTTTTATAATGCCAGATAAAAAATATCTATCAGCCTCTAGAATTAAAACTCTAGAAGGCTGTTCTTGGCTTTATTGGTGCAATTACCATTTAAAGGTTCATCAAGACTCCAACTCTGGAGCGCAACGTGGAACTATCGTCCACCTTGTGCTTGAAGTGCTTTTAAATCCAAGAAGGAAAAAGTATGTTACAAAATTAAAGAAAAATAATAGTATTGAATCTATTCCTAGTATAGAAAGACTTGTCAGAAAGCACATTGATAAAGAGGGACTGACAGAAGAAGATTATGTGATGTGCGACGAAATGATACTTGTTGGTTTGAATAACGAGTATTTCGGCAAAAGAGGCGCAAAACAAATAGATCCAGAGCTTGAATTCAATATTGAAAATAAATCCCCACGTTACAACATTCGCGGTTTTATTGACAAGTTTATTGAGTATAAGAACAAGCTTGAGATTCACGACTACAAAAGCAGCAAACAAAAATTCAAAGGAGAAGAGCTTGATTCAAATATTCAAGCTATGATGTACTCTCTTGTAGCTAAAAAAATGAAGCCAGAGCTAGATGCTTTGGTTAAATTCATTTTTCTTAGATTTCCAAATCAGCCAATTCAAGAAGTTGAATTTGATGAAGAAACTTTGGAAGGATTTGAATATTATCTAGAGCATATAAACAATGTGATTGATAATTTTTCTGAAGACGATGCAAGTTCAGATTTCGCAGCAGATAAAAACATGCCCAAAAAAGGTTTTAGCGGCCCATTGCTATGCGGATTTGCTAAAGAGCCGGGACAATTAAAAAAGGATGGAACGTTAATGTGGCACTGTCCTTATAAGTTTGCTTTTGATTACTATGAAAAATTAGATGATCAAGGTAATGTAATAGGCACTTCTAAAAACAAGCCCAAAGGTAAATTTAATAAAAAATCTTATTCTGGATGCCCAAGACACACACAAACAAAAAGCGAAGACCCTTTTGATTTGTCTTGTGGAAAAGATAAAGACCCTTTTGATTTATGAACGCTCTTTTAATGCCACATGTTTACAGTGATCATGTTAAAAAAGCTGAAGTAGGAAAAAATTGGCAAAATAGATTTCAGTATCTTGTAGATGGACTGTTAGCGAACGGCATAAATACCTACAAGCACCCTTTATTTAAATGTGATTTAAATAATGCTTTAGATTTTTGCAAAGATGTTAAATATGACATAACTATTTATAATCATGCAGACAACTCTTATAATTACGCAGAAAAAGGAAAATACAATTGGTACTTTAAACCAACAATACCTACAGAAGATTATGTGACTTTAGATCCAATGGGATACGGAAGCTACACGACCGCAACCTATCACAGACCCCCATTTTTGCAATGCAAATTAAAAGATGCCCAGAACTTTATAAACACTAAAGTTAAAAGCTGGATTGATTCTGGAGATTCAAAGTGGGGGAAAGTCTTGTCTCCAATTGATACAGAAGAAAAAGATTACGTCTTAGTCATGGCCCAGTGCGAGGCTGACTACTCAGTAAAAAGGCATGATTTTGGGGATTACACTACTCGTATAAACGGAATTGTAGATGAAATACTTTCCTGTTCAAACAAAAACATAATCGTTAAAGGTCATCCATATTGTAGAGTGTCAATTTTTAACGACAATCCAAGAGTCAAAGTGATTCGCGGAAAATACTCTTCACATGAATTAATTAAAAACAGTTACTGTGTTGTTCTTGCCAATAGCGGTGCTGGTTTTGAAGCCCTTTTTCACGACAAACCAGTAATTTGCTGGAGCTATCCAGAATATCATTGGGTAAGCTACGACCTTCGACACTTGTGCGACATGAAAAGAGCTTTAAAATTAGATTGGTACAATTCAAACTCCGTAAAGCTTTTTCTTTATTGGTACTTTGAACATTATTGTTTTTTTGACTCTGAATCAGCGGCAAAAAGAGTAAAAAAATTACTTGACAAAAGCTAACATTAGAAGTAAAGTTTACCTATGGTTCCGCTTTTTAAAAGCCATTACAGCGTAGGCAAAAGCATTCTAACGCTTAAATCTTCTACTCCTCTGTCTAGTAGAGATGATAGTCAGCCAGACTCTATAGTAGATATTGCTTTAGATCACGGTCTTAAAGAGGTTTTTTTGGTAGAAGATAACATGTCTGGGCTTCTTGAGGCATATACTAATCTTTCTGAACATGGTATCAATCTCAACTTTGGTCTTAGACTAACGGTATGTGAAGATATTAACGGCAAATCTCCAGAAAGCATTTTAACTGAGCATAAAATTATAATCTTTGCCCCAAATGAGAAGTGCTATCGACAACTCATCAAGATCAATGACATTGCTACAAAGCAAGGATTTTATCATGTTCCAAGAATCGACCTGAAGCACTTGAGGGAAGCTTATGAAAATTGTCGAGAATTGATTTTCTGCATTCCATTTTATGACTCATTTATTCATGCTAACGTTCTTCAAAATAAAAAATGTGTTCCAGAGTTTGGAAATATAAACCCGATCTTTATGCTTGAAGATAACGACCTTCCGTTTGATGACATTATTGCGGAGAAGGTTATAGAGTACAATCTAAACGATACGCCAAAAGACTTAATCAGAGTTAAAACTTGTTACTACAAGAATCGCAAAGACTTTGATGCTTACATGACGTTTAGGGCTATTAACAAAAGAACTTCTCTAGAAAAACCTAACCTTGATCACATGTGTAGTGACGAATTTAGTTTTGAAAGTTGGAAAGAAAAACAAGAAGCGTAAAATGACTATATTACCACATACGCAAGAAATGATAAACGAAGCCAAAGAATGGGCCAAAGAACTTGGGTCTTTAAACAATTCTATAACAAGTGGTAAAGGAAATGCTGCTGGCAGGGTTGGCGAATTAGCGTTGGCTAAATATTTAAATGTTAAAACCCCTAGTGATAAATATAATCACGACATTAAATACGACGGCAAAACCATTGAAGTAAAAACAAAAAGGCGAATAATTGCTCCCAAAAACCACTACGATGTATCTATAGCGAAAACCAGCAATCACCAAAAACCTGATAGATACGCTTTTATAAGTTTAGAATTTAAAAAAAGTGGTTACTATGGCAAGCCAGCAGAAGGTTTACAAAGAAAAGGTGGCAAGCAGTACTCAGGGCTAATTAATGTTTGGTATTGCGGCGATATTTCTTATGACAAGTTTTGGGAAACGGCAGAGCTTTGGAAAAAGGGCCGCACAGATAGCTCAAATGATTTTACTACTTTAGTTGATATGTATAATTTGCCCATCTCACAATTAGACGAAACGTTAGTTGAAGATAAAGACGTTTTTGGATTTTAATATGGATTCACACTTACTAAGATACGACGAATCAAAAGTTCTTACTTTTATTGACTGTGAGACTTTTAATCTCAACCTAAACTTTACTTGCAATCGTCCTTGGCAAATCTCTATGATTAAAACTGTCGGCGGCAAGATGATTGATCAGCGAGATATTTTTATCAAATGGACGGACACTGATCTTAAAATTGGAGAAGGTGCTGCAAGAATAACCAATTTCAATCAAAAAGCTTTTGACAAAAAAGCTATTACAGCAGAAAAAAGCTTTCCAATGGTAGATGAATGGCTACAAGAGTCAGACTATATTGTTGGTCACAATGTATTTGGTTTCGATCTTTATCTGCTTCGTGGATATTATAAATTTTTTAATAAAGACTGGAAATGGATAACAAGAAAGGTTCTCGACACAAATACAATTGCTAGAGGAATTAAAATGGATATTCCGTTCCAACAAGAAGATGATATTACAGAATATCAGTATAGAATCTACCACACGAAAAACGCCAAAATTAAATCAAGACTAGCCCTTCTTGGCAAAGAATTTGGGATTGACTTTGATGAAAAAAGACTGCATGATGCATTGGAAGATTTGAAGCTTAATGTGGCAGTTTGGAACAAGCTAAAGTGGCAGATTGAACTATGATCAACGATTTTACAGAACAGTTT